TTAGTTCCTGTGGCTACACTGCTCATGACTTTACGCCTACAATAATTGGCTCACAATAAGGCAGTTTCTTTGAAATTTTAGTGTTAGGTCTTAAACTCATTGGGTAGCCAATAAATCTAACGTCATTACTTCTTTTTTTTATGAAATTTAATACTGGGTCACATATATTGTTAACTTCATGGTTTGCGTAAACATTAGCCACATTAATTGCAAAAACACCTTTCGGTTTAAGTGAATCCCAACTATTAGAAAGCATAGGTATTAAAAAACCTATTACCCACTCTTCAAATTTTTTAAAAAGTTTGTAGGATTGTTTTTCTCCTGAATACTTTTCTATTTTGTAATAAGGTGGAGATGTAAAAACAAAATCAAAATATTCTTTCTCAGGGCAATCAATTTCAGATCCTTTCAGTTCAAATGATACGTTCCCCCCAAAATGTTGTTGTTGCAAAGCGTAGCCAGAAAAAACCAATGGGTTTACATCTCTGCAAAAATACTCGATGCCAGTGGCTTGTGCTGAAAGCATCCTATCTCCCCACCCACCGCAGGGATCATACCATTTTTTAACATCAAAATGTTCTATCAAAATCTTTGCTGATGATGGTCTAAATTGTGAAGCTATATATTTTCTTAGGGCAAGAGCTTGGGCAGGGTTTTCTTTGTAATAAATTGAACTTTCTACACTCTTTCGGATCTTTTTATCGTACCAACTTCTAATAGGTGACGGACTGTTTAAACTGTCACAGGACATCCTTGCTTGCCAATGAAAATAATCACTAGCTTTCATACCATTTTTTGATTTTGGTATTAATAGACTTCCTGTAATACCACCTTTAGCATTCCACTTCTTATCAACTAAATTTAATTGTTCATTTTTTAACTGAAGAAAACTCTGATCAGCTTGCACCAATGTAGGCTTTGTGTATGGGAAAGGGGGTATTTTTTTGTTATGATTTTTGCAATGGGATTCCCTTTTGCTCCTTTTCACCCCAAAGAAATCTAACTGTGCCTGACTGCTCATGTCACCACCATCGGATTTACAGAGCCAGCACGAACTGCTTTAATTTCTCTTCCTTGTCTTTTATCAATTTCATCTTCTACACAAAGCACATCATTCTGTATCCAAGTTTTTAAAATTTCAGATATTTTTGCTTTGTCGGATTTATTAGAAAGTTTTAAACCAAGAACTTCAGCAATGACTTTGCCTACATAATTACTTGCCTGATAATGATGTTTGTAAGGTGGGTCAGCCTCTGTACATCGTATTTGAACTTCTCTTGCCATTTGTTTTGTTACCCCTGCGAAGGCATCAGGAAGTTCATAAGGAACAACGACTGCAACTTGATCACCATTTATGAGATCTACAGAAATCTTCTCGAACCAAGATTGTTTTGTTAATGGTTTTAGATTTGCCTTCCCATTATTAATGCTAAAATAACGATGCGCCTCTAGATTATGTTTGGTCGCAAAATCATCATCCATCTTTTGTAAGAAAGACGCAGAACGACAGCCACTGACAAGCTGGATACCGCCTCTGGAATCTTCCACTGACATTTCACGCTGATTTGTTTTTCTTGTGTGATGCACAATAACTGTGGCTAACTGACATTTCTCAGAAAGCATCGATAATCTTTTTGTGATGCTACCCATGAGCGAATTGTCATTTTCAGACGCACTACCTAACATATTAACAAGAGGATCGAGTATTAAAACATCGATACTATTATCAATGCAAAAACGCTCTATAAGGTCAAAATTTTGCTCATTGATGGCATTGTCAATGCCTTGGCTTAGTACTAAGTCCTGATCCCTGCCTGACGCTAGAAACAAATAATTCTTGATCTCAGATTGATCTATGTTGAAGTGCTGTAAGCAACCTATAACCCTGCGCTGTATTTCCTGTAGTGGATCTTCAGAATTATAGTAAACAACTTTTAATTTTTGTTTTGGAATTGCGCCCAACAAATTACGATTAGATGCCATTGCAATTGCATCAACAATTGAAAGACTTGATTTGCCAATACCGCCCGGACTTACTAACAAACTACAATAATATCTAGTGTAATCCCGGTACAAAAAATCTCTTGGTTCTATTGTAAGTGGATCTATAATTTGCCATGCATCAAATAATTGTGGTTTATCAATTTTTTCAGTGACTTCTGACGTTTGATTAATGCATTGCATTAACTGTTCAATTGTACCACCTTTATTAAAAAAATCTGTTGGATCTTCTTTTGGTTTTAAATCAGGTAATTCAATAATCTTTATAGATTCTGCTATACCTTGTAATTCAGAGGCTACTAATTTTGCATGAGATTTCCCAGCATCGTCATAGTCAGGGAGAATAATAATATTTCGATGCTGGAAAAATTTATTTAGGGCAGGATTCCAATTGCCAGAACCACCGGAATTACAAGTAGCTAGCAAACCTTTTTCACGTAAAGTTTCTACATCCTTCTCACCCTCGACAATGTAAATTGTATCGTCTTTCTGTTTAATAATATCTGGAAGATTATAGGGAAGGGGCGTTACATCTTTTAACCCGGACACATACTTTTGTGCCTGACAATCAAATCTGCGCTGTCTAAATGTCTTAGGCTCAAATCTAATAACCTCATAAGAAGGTTTGTTTTCTTCATCTTTATATTCATATCGAGCCACAACTTTTGGTGATGATGCTGGAGTAAATTCATTATTAATTCCAAGTTCATCTAAAAAGGTTTTAGGATCTTTCCCATGCAACGCAATAAGTTGCGTTAACCCACCACCACTGGCTTGCTCATGGTCGTAGAACGTACCTTTCTCAATATCGATACTTAATGAACCAAATGTACCCCATCTAAGTTCTGATGGCTTAGACAGCTTTTCATTAGGTTCACCCAGCAAAGCAATAGCAATTTCTTTTGTGTGTTGCTCAATCATAAAAAAATGGGGTGAATAATCACCCCTAGTTAATGGAGAAAATTAAAATAAGTTTTTTGACAGATCTTCTGTCGTTTGCACTTCTACTTTTGGTTCAGGTGCTGTTTCATCTTGTGGGGGATTTTTCCAGCCTAACAAAGCAAAAACCGGTATTCTTGTTTGACCCTTACCTTTTGTGTCTATGTCCGATTTAAGGTATTCCACATGGGCAACCTTACCTTCATTATCACCTAATTCTTTATGAATTTTTGACCATATGTTTGAAAAGCCTCTAAGTGCGCCAACGCTACTTGTTTGCCATTGATGCCATCCAAGGTCTTTGCCAAGGTACAGCATCACTTGTAATCCTCTTTTATGATCATCAGAAGGTCTACTGCCTACCTTCCCAATGCTTTCATCCCAGACAGCATCAGGTGCTGACCCAGCCTCGATTTTAATCCAGCCTGTCTTTAATGTGTCAGGATCAATCAAACATTGTTTTAATGTATGCTCTTCACCATTAACTAACCAAGCATTCACACTTGGCTTAAATGAGATCCACTTGGAATCTCCACTTCCTATTAAACCTAAATCCATTATTTATCTCCTTCTGTTTCAGGTTTCTCCATCCATCCCATTTTTCTTGCGAAATCTGCGAATGTTTTCTCTTTCACTACATACAGCCTTTCTTTTCGGTCTGCGTGTAATACCAATATTTGAGCATCATCCTGATCAAACCATTTGTACAAACTAGCAAAACCAGTTCCTGCTTTGCGCCTCTTGCATTCAACTTTGTAACCATTGAGATCTACGTCAGACGCAAGCGTGTCAGAATAATGTTTAAAAGCACCACTACCTAAAATTCTTTTGACTGGTACGCCATAAGAATCCCAAAATTTTACAACAGCATACTCTAAAGCGTAGCCAATTCGCTTAGACCGACTTGTCATCAGTTAATTCTCCTTTGTAAATTTTCCAAATCAGCTAATGTCGATTGGCTACTTTTCATTTTAAGCTGTTTTAACCCAGCTATTATTAAATCTTCAGCTAACTTAGACATAGAAATACGCTGTCTTTTAGCCTCTTTTTTTAATTGCAATCTTGTTGTTTTATTTAAGTGCAATTGTTGTGGTTGAAGTTCCATTGTTTTGTTCCACTAATATAAAATAAAAAAAGTTGTACATTACATCTGTTATATGATAGTTTATTTTTTAATGGAATGTTTACGTGTGTTACATTTTATATAAAAAAAAGTTATATGTTATACTTGCAATGTAATAAAAAATATTTATGATGTAATATAAGAGAAATAATAATGGAGAATAATGATGCAATATAAAGTTACAATTGAAAAAACTGACGTTAAGCATTTTGAGTTTGATGTTGATGTTGATATGGAGAAAGTAAAAAGCTGGGTACATGAAAATTATGGTACTTATCAAACTTATGTTCTGGACGATTTAGAAGAAGATGAAGAACCAGATTGTACTGAAGATGAATTTTATGAAAATCGTATTGAAGATTTTCTTGAAGACCAAGATCCAGATTCAATGTTTATTGATAATGTAACAAACCAGCAGGATTATCAGCTACAAACTGAAGAATGCAGTATCGCACAAATTGAATATTTAGGGCATAAATTATCAGGAACACTTTGGTAGGAGAAAAATAGTGAAACATAAAATATACGGCAACTTAGTCAGCTATTATGTTGATAAAACATCAGCAAACCAAGATGCCATAGAATGGTTTTTGTCAGAAAGTCCTAAATCTCAGGTAATAGAAACTGTGACTGAAACAGACGCAAAAAGATACCCCGGACTTGAATCTGCATTAGAGATTTGCAAAGACAATGACGCTGTTCTCATTACCAATGAGGCAACAAAGTTTGACCATAAACTTAGACCCATGACTATGATATTACAGTCGAGGGTTAGGGTTATTGGGATTGATTGGAGTCCAATGTTTAGACCAGTGTCTACCTTAGAATTTCTCAAGAAAATGACTGCACTGGCTCGTAAAAAGAAAGAAGAGCATTCTTTAAAGATACGAGAAGGGCAGAAAAGGGTGGAGAAGGCTGGTAAGACATTTCGTAACAAAAAAGGTACTGACGTAATAAAACACGCCCAGAGAGCAAATAAAGAGCGTTGGAAGGCATTTAGGCTAAAGTTATTTCCTCTTATACAAAAAATAAAGAAAGAGGAACGTACAGAAAGCTTGACTGATTTATGTAGATTGCTGGAACAACGTAACATCAAGACAGTAAGTGGTAAAAGCAAATGGTATCCAAGTGTTTTAAAAGAAATTATTTATGAAGGAGAAAAAGAATGACCACAGAAAATACACAAAGTACGCTGAATGAACAATTGACATATTGGCAGGGGCAGAAAAGACATTTAAATAATGAAGGCGCATTCGATTACAAATTAAATTGTAACCCAAAAGGAGCAAGTCCTGTTTTAGATCAAAAACACAAAGACTACATTATTTCATCTCTCGAAATGGAACTACAAATCCTTAATTATAAAAATTTCACCCAATATGCCAAAGACAGCGACCATAAGCGAATGGTCAATTATTTTAGGTCTACACTTCAAAAGAGAATAATTGGTTGCCACATGATCTGTGAAACACTTAAAGATAAATGGACACTTCAATCAGAACTTCATCAAATCTATAATTTTAATAGATCCATGATTTCACAAGTCATCAAAGAATGTTTGGAAGAGGGTTGGTTCATTTCTAAAATTCGTAATGATAAAGCTAGCCAACTTTGCTATAAAAGCAATGACTTTATGATACAAAGAACAGCCGATTACAATATGTGGAAATTCAAATCAGGCGATAATCGAAAAATAGTTAATTTTGTGAAAAACTACAATAATTCTGTTTTAGATGATATTTTATCGTAAAAAGTGTTCAAAATTTGAACAGTTAAGTTATTGATAACGCTACGTCAACTACTTAAAAACCCCCAAAATCTGTTCAAATATAAAAATGGACTTATGCATAAATGTAGCTAACATGAGTACATTGAGAGGTACAAATGGATTACAAAAGAAGAAATTTTACACCAGACCAGAAACTAAAATTTGAGGCAAGAGAGGCTTACATAGCTGATCGCTCTACAAAAGAGGCACGTAAAAGGACTTTTTTAGATGATGAATTTACACGTTATAAAAATGGTGGAACTGACAGCGCAAGAATTGATGTTCCAGCATTAACAACTGACGATTTAAAACAGGCATCTAAATCTATCAATGAACTCGCAATAAAACTAAAGGATTTGTCAGATAGTGTCTATAAACCTAATCATAAAATTATGTTAATGAGGCAAGCTATTTGGGAAGTTAATTGTGAATTAAGGGAAAGAAAAAGAGCCTCGCAGAGGTCTTATAAAAAACCCTAGATTTAGTATAGTAAAGATTGTACAGAGTAACGTACAAAAAAATAAGATTGAGAAAAATGAAAATGTCAATAAAACAAGGGCAAGGAGCAATTATGAAACAATTAAAACATAAATTATACTTGAAAGGTTCGCATAATATATATTATCGCTCAAACAAGTGGTACTACAACATACAGGATTTCCTGCATAGGCAGGGCAGGAAGGAAACTCTGCGAAACCTGACAATGCTAGTCGCAGAAACCATACTCATTTTCACAGCAATTTCAACCATATTGATAGTCGGGTTGGCTCTGTAATGGTCGGTAAAATTACGAGCGACAAATTGCTGTCTGCATCGCAGATCGCAACGCTAATGGGTGAATCACCATTTAAAACCAGAAATGAACTGTTGAAGGAAAAGCTGTATCATAATTATAAAGGCTATGACCAACCACCTGAAACCCCAGAAAATGAACTTATGCAATGGGGCAATCGTTTGGAACCTATCATTCTACAAGAATCTGCAAAGTTATTAGGCTGTACGGTCAACACTGAAATTACAGAGGTCTACAGTTATGGCAAAGATTTCTTAGAATGCAGTTTAGATGGAGTGCTGAACGATGACTAAAAAAATATATCCAACAGATAATATATTCTTGCCCCAAGGTCAGGATTATATCGAGATGCAAGGTAAAGGCATCATTGAGGCTAAGAATACACGCTCATTTTTCAGCGCAGAGCCACCAAGTTGGCGTGGGGTATGGCAACTGCAAGCACAGTTTTTGTGCTGTCCTTGGGCATCTTGGGGCGTTATAGCCACACTTTATCAGGGATCTCAGTTAGCTTTGTATGTTTATGAGCCTGATGCTGAAATGCAAAAGCAGATACTAGATGCTTGTGATGATTTCTATAAAAGGCTTAAACAACCTGACTTTTACCCATCAGACAGCGTTAAAGAGGCATCCAGCGCATATCCTATTGTCGAAGAGGATTTACCTTGTGTTGATTTAGCCGGCAATGATTCATCAATTGCAGAAGATTATTACGAGGCTAAGAAAGCGCAAAAAGAAGTGGGTGAACTGGTTGAACAGTTTGAGGCGCAGATTATTGACAAGATGGGGCTACATGAACGTGGCGTGTTTAATAATGACCTAGGCATACCTATTTTCACTGTGGAACGCAAAATGCGCCACTTTAAGGCACAACCTGAAAAGATTATACCGGCAAAGCCAGCACGTAGTGAACGTCAGAAATCATTAACATTTAAGACAGACTGGAGTTTGTGATGCAATTTAGAAGTCCAAATCAAAAACACATATTTAATTTCTACAAGAAGTATATCGATGAAAATGGGTATGCGCCCACAATGACAGAAGTCAAAAAGGCGTTGGATTTAGATCTAATGACTATACGCAGGGCAAGACAATCGTTAGTGGAAGACGGCAAAATGGAATATGTCGCTGGTCAACAGAGGAGTGCTGTTTTATGTCAGGATTAGGCTCAAAGAGAGATCCAAAATATACTTGTGACCGGTGCAGAAAACAGCCGGCAAGTGTATGGCTGGACTATCCATCTGACGAGTGTGTTTGTTCTACTTGTTATTGTTTGGAAGTTAACTTTGGGGTCGCAAATTATCGTAGATCAAAGGATGATTTTAGTCGGTTTTTGGATGGTTCTAGCAACAGGGAAGATCTATGAGTTCCTCACTAGTCCTCACTAGTTCCTCACTAAACGCACCTCACGAACTATCTCCTCACTAAAGGCTTTTACCTTTAGGGAGATTAGTGAGGTGAGGAGAACTAGTTTCCTCACTAATCCTCACTAAATCCTCACTAGAAAACACGTTTGTTACATTTATGTTAGGTTGAAATATGTACTCAAGATACACCGAAAACGAGGCTGAAAGTATAGTTGATCACTTGAAGTCGATTGCCGATATGATGGAGCGAAAATTTGGTCTTATCGAGGCTAATCTCAAGAAGGTTGATGATGGTTTGAGGAAGGCATTCCTTGCTCAGGAAAAGATGTTTAAAGAGGCTAAGAGGTCAGGTGACAGTAAGATGATACTTGATAAGGGTAGAGCCATGATTAGGGCGTGGAAGGCTTTAGATCGGGCACTGGTTGAATTAGGGGTCAAACATATACCAACAACTGTTTGGGTCACTAAGCATCAAGACAGGGGAAAAGTACAAATCAATGTTGTGCAGGATTTAAAAGATATGCCGGCCACATGGGCAGATAACGAGGCATGGATCTCACTTGAGGCTCTTGTCAATTGTTTGCCTGTAGCTGTCATAGAAACGAAATGTAAGTTTCCGGGGTCGCTTATTACAGGACTAGAAGACCATTTTGACGATGATATACCATTTTGAGGCAGAAATATGAGAGTAGATAACTTTAAAGGCAAAAAGCATTGTGTGTTTTGTGGCAGACAGTTTGGCTATGCGAATATTAGAAAGATCTTTTGTTCTAATATCTGCGCCAGCAAGTATTACAGGGCAAACAAGACATACGATAAGAATAGACCAATTTCGTTAGCATACATTCCAGAGCATTTAATAGAAAAGGAGCAGTAATGGATATTGAAAAGAAAATAAGAGAAGAGATTGTTGAGGCTAGTAAACTGATTAATGATCGAGGGTCTAGTTATGGCAATGCAATCGATAACCATGAAGATATCAAAACATTATGGAATGTATTGCTTAGAACAAAGCTTAGTGCTGATTTAACGACTGTAGACGTAACAACTTTGCTAATTGCACTGAAACTAGCAAGATTAATGAAATCACCTGATCACAAGGATTCTATGCAGGATATTATCTGCTATTCAGGTATTATGGTCGCTTTAAGTGAGCATGAGAAGTATCAGAAGGATATTGTAAAGAACATTGAGAGCTTTAAGGGTGATTGCGATGGTAATGACTAAAGATCATAAGCCATACTTAACCGGGAAGGATCGAGGCAAATGGTTTGGCATTCTTGGTGATTTGAAACCCAATACATTTGTGACTTGCGACAAGGATAATATTGGTCGTGCTAGATACGCACTGTATCAATTATACAACAATCCTTTAGAGCGTGAAACTGTTAAGATTGCAGACAATGAATATCAATTGTGGCGTTACGAAATAGAAAAACCTAGAAAAGTAGCACTGACTGCAAACATTGCTTATGCGAGGCAAAGATAATACTTTGACGCATAATACACATTATGTAACTTTTTATACATATAAGTCATTGTTTTTATTGACTTTTATATTGGTATAGTATTATGGGTATTATGTTACACCAATAACGCATAAAAAAGTGCCGGAAGTGTACCAATTTTGGGCAGAATAGACCAAAATGCCCCCCCGGTGGGGTGGGGTATGATAGGCGTAGGTGTAGGTAAAAAATGACTGACAGCGTGAAGATTTGGTTCTTTGCCATTTCAGCAATGTGTCATATATTTACCACATGGCAGGACAACCGATGAAAAGACGGCTATTAGCCGATATTGAGAAATCAGGTGGTATCGAAAAGTTAATCGAGCGCATTGCTGATGGCGAAACCATGACCTCGATTGCAAAAGATTACAATGTGTCTAGAAGGATGCTTTCCCATACCTTAAACAAGAACCCTGAAACCAAGGCATTGCTGGAGTACGCCAAGAGAGAGCGCAGTCATGCTTATGCAGAACAAGCGTTGGATATTGTGGATCGAGTTGATGCCAGCCCGAATGAGATTACAAAGGCAAGGGAACAGGCGAATATTCGCAGATGGTTAGCTGGGTGCGAAAATCCTGAAAATTATGGGCAACGGCAAAATGCAGTAACAATAAACGTGGGTGATTTGCATCTCGATGCGTTAACAAAGAAACCGATCCATGCAAAAACTATTGAAAACAAATAATCTGCACGATTTCCTGCAACACAAGTATGACGAAATCGTGATGCTGGGTGTGAAGAATGATTTAGTGACGATTATGTCAACTTGCAAAGCACCGGAATTGACAACAGCCATTTTAGAATTTGCGACTGAAGAGGCATTAGAAGATTTATTTCCACATTTAAGGGGTGGGTATGTCCACTAATCCATTTGCAGAGTTTTTGGATCGATACAGCGATGACCCGGTTTTATTTGTGTCTGAAGTGCTGGATATTGAGCCGTTTGATTATCAGGCTGAATTGCTGAATGCTGTCAATCAAAAGGTAAGAAGGCTCTCGATTAAGGCTGGTCATGGCTGTGGAAAATCTTCTTGCGCTAGTTGGCTGATGATTTGGTATTTACTAACACGCAAGGCCAAAATAATCGTGACATCCCCCACCCAGACCCAGCTAATGGATGCCGTTTTCGCAGAATTAAAATCTAATTTAAATAAATTACCTACACCCCTGCGTAGTTTGATTAATGTTAAGTCGGACAGAATTGAGTTAATTTCTGCGCCTTCTGAATGCTTTATTAGTGCAAAAGTGGCTAGACCAGAACAGCCAGAGGCGTTTGCAGGGGTTCACCAAGCACCGGGTGAGAATGGCAGGGGGTGCGTGCTGTTGATCGCTGATGAGGCATCTGGTGTGCATGAAAAGACGTTTGAGGTGGGTGCTGGGTCTATGTCTGGGGAAAATTGTACAACCTTGCTGATATCCAACCCTACGAAATCTTCAGGTACGTTTTACGATAGTCACATGAACCCTAAATCAACATGGTGGACACGTACATGGTCATGCATCAATTCACCATTGGTTAGTAAAAAATTTATTGATGAAATGATCGAGCGATATGGGGAAGAAAGTCCAGAATTTGCGGTGCGTGTGTTGGGTGAATTTCCAACTGTAGATGATAATACGATTATTCCATATCATTTGTGCAAATCAGCGATTGACAGGGATATTGAGGAAAATCCAAGTGCGATGACTATATGGGGTCTAGATGTAAGCCGGTACGGCAATGATGCCTCTGCTTTGTGCAAGCGTAAAGGCAACACAGTGACCGAAGTAATGACGTGGAAGGGTTTAGACCTGATGCAGTTATGTGGTCGTGTTAAGGCTGAATATGACGCTTTACACCCTGCATCACAGCCTGAATCTATTTTTATTGATAGTATTGGCTTGGGGAGTGGCTGTGTAGATCGATTGTCTGAATTAGGATTGCCAGCGATAGGCATTAATGTGTCTGAAAGTCCAGCTATGAAAACCAATTATATAAATTTGCGTGCTGAATTATGGTTTAAGCTGAAAGCTTTTTTAGAAAATCGTGATTGTAAATTACCGAATGACGATAAGTTAATCAATGAAATGATTGCTGTACGTTATTCATTTAATTCCAGTGGCAAGGCAAAGATCGAGAGTAAGGATGAAATGCGAAAGCGTGGAATGCCTAGCCCTGATCGCGCTGACAGCCTTGTACTGACTATGAGCCATGACAGTGCTGTGGCTCTTAGGGGTGGGCATATGAGCCGTTGGAATCAACCCATAAAAAGAAACTTACAAGGAGTAGCATGATGCCAAAATTAGGTGGGAAGAAGTACGCTTATACTGCAAAAGGTATGGCTCAGTATAAAAAAGATAAGAAAAAAACTACAAAGAGTAAAAAGAAGAAGTGAGCATATTTGATTTTTTGCCTGATGCTAGACAGCGCAATGCTTTTCTAAACAGGCAAAACCAAAAAGTTGCAGAATTATTAAATTATTATCTGCCCAGAAATCCTAGAGATGCTGGTTCGATGGTAGATGCGCCTGTGGGGATAACTGCAATGATGAACCCTGCTAGTGATGTATTAGGTGCTGGCGAAGAAAGTGCTGGTCTAATGGATGCTTTATCTAAAGGTCAAAAATTATTAGCACTGCAAAGATTATTTGGATTAATTGGAAATGTAGCGTCTTTAGGAATCCCCGGCAATGTCACGCAAGCTAAACAAATGCTTGATGACAGTATTGAAACAAAAAAAGTGCCAGCAAAAGCAAAAAGCCCAGATTTAGAAGTATCACCAGCAATGAAATATAAAGATGTACCAGTTGTTAATCCAAGGGATTTAATTGGTATGACTATAAAGCCAACAGTTGCAGATTTATTGGATGCTGGTCGATATTATAAAGGTATTGATAGTTCTTATGTAACTAATCCAGAACCATTGTTAGGTGGTGGAAGATATCCAATGCAACAGGCGCAAATGCAGAAGGGATTAGGATGGGCTGATACGCAAAAAACAGCCGAAAAAAAAATAAGAAATAGAGCAGATTTGCTTGGCGTTGCAAATATGAAATCAGATTCGCACATTAGCAATCAAAGTTTTAATAATGCAATGACTAAAACTATGATGGCTTATGTCAGGGATAATAGGCTAGCACCACAAAACGTAAAAGTCATTAATCAGATGGTACGAGATGCCCATACCCAAGTTAAAACAAGTTCAGAAAAAGGAAAGCAAAGTTTTTTTACAGAATTAAAAGATTTTCCCGGTTTTGACAGTCCTAATTTAGAAAAATGGTTAAACGCCAATACTGGATTTGAAACTAAGAAAAAAATTGCAAGCATTTTAATGTCTAAACAAGCGCAAAATTTAGGTGCGCCAAGAGTAGCGTCAATTTTAAATGCAACAGTAGATAAAAGTACGGCTGGTTTTAATACAGGAAGATCAAATGCTAGAGATACACTTTTATTGTTAAAGCCTAATTATGATAAAGGATTAGTTGAATTAGGCAAAGAAGGATTTCCTAGTCACCCTAGTTATTCTACTGGTTTGTTTGCTGAAGTTTTTGGAAGATTTGCAAATCCAGTATCAATGCCAGTATTGTATTCTGATTTTTATGACGCTCAAAAATTAAGGTCTAATGAGGCAGGAATAAGAAGGGCATTTGATCTAAAAGCTGGAGCATCAAAATTAGTTGAAACACTTACACCACAAAAAGTTTCTGCGATAGAAAGATCTTTACGTGGATCAGGTAGTTTTATTGAGCAAGCTGGGCAAGCACAAGTAGCTGTTGATATGTTGTCTGGAAATTGGAAACCAAGCACTAAACCATATTTATTAGGTAAGGGTGGTGGATTATCTCCTGTAGAATTTGAAGATGCTATTAAAACTAGCCCATATAGAGCAAGTTTGACTAACTACACAGCAAAAGAAATTACAGAAAAAACTAAAAAGGGTACTTTTGAGGCTTTTCAGTTAGGTGATAACAAAATATTTTTTGGAATAGATAAGAATCCAGATTATAGTTATTTTCCAAATTTTAAACCTCAAAAAAATGATAAAGCATTAGTAGGTGTAGTCAGTAATGAAGTTGGTGTATCAGGTATGTCAGCACCAGCTACAGTTTTAAAATCAATTGAGGAAGGTGTAACTGTTCTTGATGCGTTTAATGTCAAATCTGAAAAATATCCTGATGGATTTTTACCTGAATATTATGCAGATTTTGGTTTTGAAGTTGAGGATGTAATTCCTTTTGATAAAGACGTATATCTTGCAGAACATACAATTAATGATTATAATGATTTAATAAACGCTTGGACTAACGATGGATGGAATCCAAAATTTGGTATGCCTGAAGTCGTAGTAATGCGATATAAAGGAAATGAAAATGGTAGATCAAACGCAACTAAAAGATTTTTCACAGAAGATAAGAACTTCCTTGGGCATGGAGAGGCTACAAAATTTACTGCCAATGCAAGAGGATCTGCTAGATCGAGCCTTTCAAAGAATGATAGATCGCAAACCAGTAGCGGAGATAACATCTCAGGAGATACTGGGAGCATACGAAAGGATAACACAAAAAGTTTATCCAGCAAATCTAAAGGTATAATAAATGAGGTTTTAAACCTTACTTTTGATCAAGCACAAAATTTAGACTTAAATTACGATCAACTTCAAAAATTAAAAAAACAGATGGGTGGTGGATCTGGTTTACTCGATCAAGTTACGAGGAAACCTAAATGATAGACCCTATGTCCTGCATTGCTGTTATTACAAGTGCGTCAGGCGCAATTTCCAGTGCTATCAAAGCAGGAAAAGATATTTCTTCATTATCAGTACCCTTACAAAAATATGCCAAGGCAGAGGCTGAATTAAACTTTGGGGCGCAACGTAAGAAAAACAGTTTTTTGGCTAAATTTACTGGTGCAGAAAGTACAGCAATAGATCGGTTTTTTAAGCAGGAAGAATTGAAACAAGCTAGAGATAAATTGCGTGAAACTTTTATGCTGTATGGAAAAAATGGAAATGATCAATGGATTGCTCTTAATAAATTAATTGCTGAAGAAAGAGCCAAACAAAGAGAAATTTTAAAAAAGAAAGCCGAATTTCGTGACACGCTCTACACTATTTTTGGTGTAATTTTCATAGGTATTTTTTTTATTGCCGGTGCGTTAGGCATTGTATTTTTAGCAAAATATTTAAAGGAGCAACAGGCATGAGTGTTTTCTTTGATAAGTGGCGCATTATTCCAAGACTAATGATGCTTGCTATTACAATTATGGCTTTTTATGTGACAAATTGGATGATTAATTTGCCAGATCCAACCATTAATCAAACTTCTTTTGCATCGATAATTTTTGGCTGTTTTTCAGGCTGTTTCGCTATTTGGCTAGGTCAATCAGAGAGCAAAAAATGATTGAGCAAGTAATGACATACGTTGTTCTTCCTGTAGGTGGGTTTGTTTGGTGGATGCATCAAAAACAAGTCACTCATTACACTAAAATTACTGTACTAGAAAAATTATTTGAGCAAACCAATTTAACCCATGATCGAGAGATTAAAGAGATAAAAGATCATGTCAAAGATATAAATGCAAAGTTAGACAGAATAGAACAATCTATGAGGCGATAATGTGGGCAATGATAATATTACAAATGGTCAGTTAGGTGAGCATATATGTGCATCTACTTTATTAAAATTAGGGGAAAAATGCGAAATAGTCAGGTTAGGAACTGTAGATATTGTTGTGGATCGTGGGCAACAAGGGATAATTAGATTGCAAGTTAAAAGTTCAAGATACAAAACAAAAGATGGTACAGGCAGACAAAAAGGGTATCAGTTTTTTACTGCGTTTGGTGGAAAGAAAACCCCATTAACTTCTGAACATTGTGATGCTGTTGCTTTTGTGGCGAGTGATTTGGAGCGTGTACTTTTTAAGCCAATATCTGAAGTAGAACAAAAGGTAACAAAGCGTATCGCAAAGGCAAAATTTCTTGTTGAAAATTTAGAAAAAGATAGTTGGGCAAATACATTAGAAGGAATTTATCAATGAGCATTATGAATTTGGTAGCACCGGTTGCAAAGCTGTTAGACAAAGCTATTCCTGATGCAGATTTAAAAAGAAAAATATCTCAAGATATAGCACAAATGGCGCATCAAGAAACAATTGCTCAAATTGAAGTTCTAAAAGCCGATGCTCAAGGTAATTGGTTTCAATCAAGCTGGCGACCATTAGCTGGCTATATTGCTGTTTTAGGCATGGGTGTGAATTTTTTAGTAAGTCCAATTTGCGCTGGTTTTGGGATTACAATTCCACAAGCTGACATGAGCATGATGATGCCTCTTTTAATGGGGATGTTGGGGCTAGGGGCAATGAGATCTTATGACAAAAAACAAGGTACTGATACGAAAGGAATGAAATAATGGCAGGATTATATGCGAATATTCACGCTAAAAGAAAAAGAATAAAAGCCGGTAGCAATGAAAAAATGCGTAAACCGGGATCTAAAGGTGCGCCTACAAAAAAGGCGTTTATTCAATCAGCTAAAACAGCAAAGAAACCAAAAAAGAAAAAATGAGTATTGAGTACAGGGGTGAAAGATTTTCTGGTTACAACAAACCCAAAAGAACCCCAAACAAAAGTAAAAAGTTTGCTGTGTTAGCCAAGCAAGGTAGCCAAGTTAAATTAGTGCGATTTGGTGATCCTAATATGAGTATTAAAAAAAATGACCCAAAAAGACGAAAAAGTTTCAGAGCAAGACACAGATGCGACTCAAGCCCACCCTCGAAACTTAGCGCAAGATATTGGAGTTGCAAAAAGTGGTGAGATTTTTCGTTATCAAAATAATTGGTTGGGTCAAAGGCGAATACCAGTTGACAGGATAAAAGGAAGGAATAGGCATGGCATTCAAGTTCGGAACAAAATCTTTATCAAAACTAGAAGGGGTACATCCCGATTTAGTTAAAATATTTAAAAAGGCGATAGGTTATTCAGCTATCGATTTCGGAATTTCTGAAGGTGTGCGAAGTAAAAGCCGACAGGCTTTACTGGTTAAATCTGGGGCATCTACCACAATGAATAGCAAACATATCATTCAAGAAAGCACTGGTTTTTCTCATGCAGTCGATATGTACACAATAGTCGATGGTCGAGCTTGTTGGGAGTTAGATACTTATGCATTAGCAGGAGAGGCTATAGTTAAATCTGCTAAAGAGTTGGGAATAAATAATTTATCTTGGGGTGCTTGCTGGCACATTAAAGATGTGGCTGGTTGTAATATGGTATGCTCAGATATGATTCAGGACTATATATCTACACGCTCAAAACAAGGAAGGAAAGTTTTCATGGACGCTCCCCATTGGCAACTTAATTTAAAATAATGTGGATGGTTCTTATATTGTTATGCTCTTCTCCAATGGCTAAAAGCTGTGTCTTAATTACAGGGGAAGAACTACAATCAACAAAAGAAAAGTGCTTTGAAGTTTCAATTGAAAAAGCCAATAAAGCACTCACTTTTCCACAAGTTTATCAGGCAAAGCCATTTTGCCAAATAATTCCAAATGGTAAAGAAATTTGAAATTAAACGTATAAATCCAATTGCAAGGGTTATGCTACAAAATCGAAGAGCAAAACAGGTTATTCCTAATAAAAAAAGGTATGAGCGTGCGAAGGCAACGCGTGAAGATTATAAAATAGTAAAGTCACTCAAGTAGTGATATAATTGCAACATTTTACAGATGGAGTTATCTTTGGCAGAAATAGAGCCTTTAGATGAAGGTCAAATAGAATCTATCGTTAGCACAGCCATTGAGGATGCCGTAGATTTTATTGATTCAGAAATAGTGCCTGAGCGCACGTTAAGCCAACAATACTTTGACGGAAAGACACGTTTAGGATATGAAGAGGGTCGTTCAAGAGTAGTCGCAACAAAGTGCAGGGATGCTGTAAGAGCCATTAAACCTAGCTTAATGCGTGTTTTTCTTGGTACTGGTACACCAGTAGAGTTTGTGCCTAGAAACCCGGAAGATGTTGCAAATGCGCAACAGATGACCCAGTACATAAATTATAAACTAAATCAGCAAAATTATTTTAAATTATTAAATAATGCGTTCCAAGACGCACTTGTTAAAAGATTAGGAATTTTAAAGGTATATTATGAAGATACTAGCACCTCTCAAATACATACATACACAAATCTTAATGATCTTGAGTTTAATTATTTGGTTGCCGATGAAACTGTTTCAGTACTTGAGCATAGCCAGACAATGGTTATGGAAGTCGATCAAGAGTCTGGCGCAGAAATTGAAAAATCTAGTCATTCGGCCAAAATCTCAAGATTAAATGAATCTGGTGATTTAAAAGTAGATTCAGTTCCACCTGAAGAATGGTTCTGTGACCGGAATGCTACTGATATTGAAACAGCTTATGTTGTTGGTCATAGAGTTAATAAACGTGTCGGTGAACTTGTTGAAATGGGTTTTGATTATGATGTTGTAAGTAATTTAAATTCATTAGATGATGATAGTTTACATGATGAAGAAGAATTTGCCAGAAGAGGGTACACAGATACCCAGTCAGATTCTGAAAATACAATAGACCCATCGAGCAAATTAGTTGGGATAACTGAATGTTATATGCGCCTAGATATTGAGGGTTCAGGCGTACCAACATTATACAAATTTATTATGGGTGGATCTCATTATAAGTTACTAGATTATATGCCCTGTGATCACCAGCCTTTTGCTGTTTTTGAATGTGATCCAGAGCCACACACAGTTTTTGGTAGATCAATAGTTTCAATGCTGATGGATGATCAAGATGCATCAACATCAATGCTAAGAGGGGTACTTGATAATATTGCTTTGACAAATACACCTCGTTTAGCCGTTGTCGATAGTCAGGTTAGCCTCAGTGATGTACTTAACAATGAGGTGGGGGCTGTCATACGCCAAAGACAGCCGGGGAGTATAACGCCAATTACCATACCTTTTACGGCTGGTAATACGCTTGGCGCAATGCAGTATATGGATCAGCAAGTTGAACAAAAAGTAGGGGTTTCTAATGCTGGGGTAGGGTTAAACCCGGATGTATTGCAATCAACTACAAAAACGGCTGTTGATTTTCAAGTAGCTAACGCGACACAGCAAGTAGAAATTATTGCTAGAAATCTAGCTGAAGGTGGCTTGTCACAACTGTTTAGAAAAATGTTGCAACTAGCTGTAAAGAATAGTCGCAAAGAAGAAATGATGCGCCTTAATAATCAATTTGTGCCTATCAATCCTAGAACATGGAATACTGAAATGGATTTACAAATAAATGTAGGTTTAGGTACAGGCAAGTCAGAAGAAAAGCAAGCAACGCTAGGGCAAATTTTACAGATCCAGCAAACTGTGTACCAACAGTATGGTGCAATGAATGGATTAGTCACACTTACACAAATAAGAAATACACTCTCAGATATTTTGTCAGGTGTGGGAATGCGTAATACTGAAAGGTATTTTAATCCTATGACTCCAGAAATGGAGCAACAAATGATGGCTATGGCTCAACAGCAAGCGCAAATGCAACCAAAGCCTCAAGATCCTGCGACTGTAATGATGCAGGGTGAGCAAATGAAAGCGCAAGCTAAGATTCAAACAGATATGGCTAAGATGCAATTGGATGCACAAAAAGCACAAATGGATGACGATAGAAAGCGTGATCAAATGGATCAGGATATGATTATTAAGGGTGCTGAATTACTAGCTAAAACTGGAACGACAATTGACACAAATGAAATTAAACGACTGCAAGCTGGGCTAAGAAAACCCGGTGGTGAGCAAGTACAATGACAAATGATATGAGAATAAAAGCCCAACAAGCAAAAGACCTTTTAAATAATAAGGCGTTTGTTGAGGCTATGGGGCGAGTGAGAGAAACGCAAATTGATACGTTTCTTTCATCAGCAAAAAGCGATGTAGAAATGCGAGAAAGAGCGCATTCCATTGTTTTAGCATTGAGCGCGATTGAGCATGAATTAGCAACGGCAATAACCGACTTTGAAATGCTTGAACGCAGAAATAGTAAACAAAAAGGATTAGCATCTCATGGAAAATAACGAGCCTAAACCTGAAACTGGGTCATTAGCAGACGCTACGGCTATGTTGCTAGGTGAACCAAAAACAGAAGAAAATCAGGTAGCTGAAGAAGTAGTCGAGGCTACTGATGAAACGGCTGACGTTGCCGTAGAAGAAAACGTCACAGAAGAGGATACTACGAATACCCCAGAGGAAGTCGAAGTACAGCAAGACATTCCAGATAGATACACTGTTAAAGTTGATGGTGTAGAAGAGGAATGGACACTTGACGAACTCAAACGATCAGCGTCTGGGCAATCATATATCCAAAAAAGGATGCAGGAAGTTGCAAACATAAAAAAACAAGGGGAGCAACTTCACGCTGAATTACTACAAGAGCGAGAGCAACTAAAAAAAGCAATGGAAACATATCAGAACCAACTTGCAGAAACTGACGTTCAGAAACCTGATATTTTATTAGCTGAAACTGATCCGATTGCATGGTCAATCGAGAATGCGAAGTACCAAGACGCACAAGAAAAAAAACGTGCATTGGCAGAACAATCTCAAAAATTACAAGCAGATCAGCAAAGGCAAAATGAACAAGCTATGAAATTATATTTACAGCAACAGGCAGATGAATTGACAAAGCATATTCCTGAATTTCAAAATCAGGAAACAGCAACCCCATTAAGGGGCAAGTTAGTTACGGCTGGTCATAATTATGGTTTCACTGAACAAGAAATAGCACAGATAGTTGATAGTCGTGCCATACGTGTCTTAAACGATGCAAGAAAGTGGCAAGAGTACCAAAAATCTTCAGGTAAAATTGAAGAGAAAGTATCAAAAGCTAGACCCTTAACAGTAAAGCCCGGCGCAAAGCAAGTTCGTACCTCTGGGAAACAAAAAGCAATTAATGATGCTACGGCTCGAATGAAAAAAACTGGTTCGATTGCTGATGCAACGAACTGGCTGTTAACAACGAGTTAGAAAAGGATATATTATGGCTCAGAATGCAAATACAGTGGAAACATATGATGTTACCACAATTAGAGAGGATATTAGTGATATACTAAAATCTATCTCTCCAACTGACACACCAGTGTTTTCTATGTGTCAGCAAAGAAAAGCACAAAACACATTTGTGGAATTTCCAGAAATTGCTTTAGCTAACGCTGTGTCAAACAATCAGGTTGCTGAAGGTGATATTGTTGGCAACGATACTGCAACATTGCCTGTTAGAAAAGGTACATTTACAGAAATTGCAGACAAGCAAATTGAAATCAGCACAACAAATGAGGCTGTTAATGGGGTAGCTAATGCTCAGACTCTAGCGCAACAAATTGCGATGAAAACAAAAGAGTTAAAGCGTGATATGGAAGCCTCAATTACAGCTAATAAAGCTGGAAGTGCTGGTAGCGCAAATGCTGGTGGGGCTCGAGTGACTCCGGGTTTGCCGGCGTGGTTGACCTCAAATGTTTCAAGAGGCACAGGGGGAAGTAACCCAACCTTGTCAGGTGGTGTACCTAATGCTGGTGCTACTGATGCTTCAACTTCCAATCAAAGGGCATTCACAGAGGCAATGCTTTCCTCTGTAGTCGCTGATTGTTGGGATAATGGGGCAGAACCACGTTCAATTGTTTGTGGATCTTTTAACAAACAAAAAATCAGTGCATTTAGTGGGAATGCATCAAAGCAATACGATTATGCAAACTCAAGTGCTGGCAGTCGTGCAATTGTAGCTGGTTTCTCAATCTATGAGTCTGATTTTGGAACGCTTACAGTTGAGCCTGACAGATTTTCAAGAGCAAGAGATGTTTTTGTTCTCGATCCTGATCACTTGCATATTTGCACCTTACAACCTTTAACCCAAAAAGAACTTGCTAGAAATGGTCACTCAGAGAGAAGGCTTATTTCTACAGAGTTTGGATTCTATGCGTTTGAAAAAGCACATGGAGTCATAGCTGACTTAACAACATCTTAATGTTGGTTAAAGTCAAAATAACTACTGGTGTACGCCCATTTTTTAATGGGCGTGCTACCAACAGTGGCGAGGAAATCGAAGTCACTCAAGCAGAGGCTGATATGATTATCGATAAAGGATGGGGTGAAATAACTGAAAAGAAATCAAGCAAAAAA